CCGCCTCATTTATAAGTTGTGATAGTTTAATCATTTTATTATCCCTTGTTTACTTCACCAACACCACCAATATTTTCTTGGCCAGTATTGAAAATTTTTGTTTTTGTTTGAGGAACTCCCCCAATTCCAATTGATTTGTTTTCAATTGGTTTAGTTTCTTTCTGTGGTGTTAAATCTCCTAATGGCATAATTTTCTCCTATTTATAAATTTTTAGTTTCTTTTGTATGTGTGTAAAGGTCTAACTTTCCATCATCATTAATTTTGACTTCATAGTTAGTTTTACGAATATCGTTATAACTTTTAGCGGGGTTAGAACCAATTTCTCGTTCAACCTCACCTAGTTTAATCTTATTTTTAGACATATAGTCTTGAATACTAAATCCCATAACCTTAATTTAATTCTGTTATAATTTCTCTCATCATGTCCTGTGCTTTACACCATTCATTACAAACTTCAGTTTGTTTAATAAGTTGTCTATTCACAGATTCATTCATCGGAGTCATAAATGCTCCATGTGTTGATGGATTAGAAACAAAATCCCAACCAATCAATTCAAAATCTTCACCTACTTGTACTTTACCACCTGATAGAGGTTCTACTGAACCCATACCTCTTGATGATATACCTAAAAGGATTCCTGCCTTAAGTAGTTCTTTTAAGATGTTACCTGAGGGAGTTGGTAAAATCTCTACTGTTCCTACTAAATCATCACCATCCCAATGAATCTCTCTCACATTATGACAAACATTCTTTAGGTTGATTACAGAAGAATCAGGATGGTCTAGTTCACCTAATGCTCTTCTTTCTTTAATGAGAGTTTCATATTTCTTAGCTTCTCTCATTAGAATTTCTTTAGGATATATTCTCCCATTTTGATTTTCCGCACCTGCTCTTTGTAAGATACCCTTAACGATAGTTCTTCCATTTGAATCTTCGTTAACTGCACCTTCAAACAAGTTTGTTTCTATTAGTAGTTTACTCATTATGCTCCCCACATTTTACGTTTCTTAAATAAATCAAAGAAAATTGCCGATACTTCTTGTCGAATTAAATCTCGAATAAGTTTTTCATCTTCATTCGTAATTTCTTCGCTGATTCTATCCAATTTTACATTTTGGATTTCTTCATTGATAATATCGTACAGTTCTCTCTTAGTCATTATGACTTTCTTTTTAATATTTTATGTACATCTTTAATTCTTTCAATAGCATTTTCCAAATGGTCCATTGCTTCAAGAACACCATCTTCTTCAAGAGATTCTATAGCTTCTGAAAAATCAATCTTAAGTACACTTGCAAGATTTTTTACTGTTCTTTCTTCTTTTTTGAACTTACCTTCATTTATTGATTCTTCAACTTCTTCTTTCTTACCATCTTTTTTTTCAATGGCCTTTTGAAGTGCTGGTGGTAATTTTTTCTGAGCAGCTGTTAGTTCTTCAACTTGTTCTTTTTTTGCTCCTCTACCTTTCCAAGTTTTTTCTATCTTATTAAAGAATGCCTTTTTCTCTTCATCAGACATAGATGGGATTGATTTACCAGCTTTTTCTAATGCTTTTTTGAAGAATTCTTGATATTCATTTTCTTCAATCATAGTTTCTTTAACTATGGCTTTTAATGCTTCTCTTGTTATTTTCATTTTTCAATCTCCTGTATTGTTTTGGCTATATTGATAAGTTTCTCTTTTATAGTATAAATATGTCTATTTGTTCTTTTCCAATACTTATCTGAATCTAGCTCATTCATTGTTTTAATTTTATTATACCAATTGAAAAATTTCTCAGTTTCTCTAAGTTGATATTTTAATTCTTTTAGACCCATCGCCATTTTTTTATGAGGATGCATTGATTCATCGTTTTTTAATTCTAACCAACGATTTACTGGTCTTTTTATTTTGGATTCGTTTAATTCTTCATCCATCTTACCAACAATCTTATATCCAAATTGAGTTGCAATCTTTTTCTTTCTTTTCTTATCTTTTCTACCACCATCAGAAAAAGCACCAGGCACGTTATAACCTGCCACATTAGCGGTGGTTGTTGCCTCATCTAATTCTTTTTCAATTTCTTGAACTAGTTCTTCAATAAAGGTATTAAGATTTTTTTCCATTGACATTTTTTATCTCCTTAATCAACTCATAAGACATCATTAAAGCCGAAACTTGTGCATCGTTAATCTTTTTACCGATTTTTTGTTTTTTCAAAACATTAATAGTTTCACGCAATTTAATTTTTGTAATCTTATCGTTCATACCTTTATACATCGTATGTAATTCAGTAATGGTTTTGATTAATTCCTTTTCAAAGTAAGTACCAAATTTAGATGTATTAGTTATGTTATTAATATACTCCCTTAGTAACCCCTTTTGAGATGCATCTAAGTTAGTATATTTCTTGTTAAATGTTTCTACAAGAATTTTATAAGTAAGTAATCTTAAATCTTTTTCTTGTTTTTTGTAATCTTCAACAAGTTTTTCCTCTTTTTTCTTAAGAGTTGGAGTTGAGTTGGAAATATGCTCAATGATAGTAATTTTAGAGTCAAAGACATCTTTTACTTGAAGAATATCGTTTTTCTTTCCTTCGAATAATTTGTGAATAGAAGCTAGAATCTTGTAATTGGTAACTGGGGAAGATAAAAGATTTCCAATTTCGAAAGTTTCTTTGATTGACTTAACAAGATTGTATTTCTCTCTTTTCAGTTTTGAGTAATCAATTTTAGTATGTGCTTCTAATATAGCATCAATAAACTTTTCAGCTTTTGATTCTGTATTATATTTTTCGTTAATTAATAAATTAAACAATCTAAGCTCTTTAGATAGTTCTGTTTTTCCACCAAAGAATTCTTTTACAATTCCTTTAGCTTTTTCATCACCACCGTTCAAGACTTCGACTGTAATTTGACGAGTTAGTATTTCGAATAGAAAACCCGTATTCTTAAATTTTGAATGTCTTATTTTTTTCATTTTTACAATTTCCAATTACAAATATATAAAATTACTCTATTATAAATATAAATTTATAAAAGATTAATTAATTTTACTCACTATCAAGTAGGTTGGATTCATCCAACATATCCTTGACTTCATGTAAATATTTACGTTTAGCAGCGATTCCATTAATCATTTTTATCGCCTTTTCTTCGGAAGTTCTACTTCTTTTTTTAGTTCTTTCCTTATCACCAAGTGGGTCTCTACCAAGTGGGTGTTTATCTTTTCCATAAGTTCCACCTTCTCTTGGTCTACCACCTTTGTCTTTAATTTCTTGTTTAAGTTGTTCCAATGACTCTTCAATATCATCTGGTTCATCTTCCATTGCAGGGTCATTACCCTCATCTTCGATTGAACGGAATCTGAATCTATCTTTCAAGTCGTTAAGCATCTTGGTTCTTTGGTCAGTTTGTTCACCTCCACTTAACTTAAAGATATTTTCATATACCCAATCTTTAGATAACATATTCAAACCTTGAATATCTTGAGCCAGTCTAATTTTTTCACTCCACAAGTTTACTTTTTCTTGTTCGTAAATTGTAGATGGATTAACTAACTGTAATTCAAAGTTAACCATTTCTGAATCTTGAATTCCTTGTGCATATAAATGTACAATAGCAATTTTAGATAATTCTGAAATAAGTGTTCTTTGTATTCTCTCAATTGTTCGTGCAAATCTAACATCTTCAGCTGCCAATGTAGCCTTACCATTGATGTTTTCTTCATATCCTAAATATGCTTTTGGAATCTTTAGAGCCGCAAACATTTTATTTTTTAAGTAATCAATATCATCAATAGTAGCATACTCTAAACCTGCAAGGTTATCAATTTGAGTTCCACTATCTCCACCTCTAACTGGTAGGTAAAAATCTTCAGTTAGATTTTGCATATTGTACTTCAAGTTATAATCACCGGTATTTCTATCGATAAAAGGAACTTTTTTCATCTTGTTGATGATTCTCTGCATGTAGTTATCCACTTCTGTTGGTGGGATATTACCAATATCAATTTTGAAAACTCTTTTTTCTGGTGCTCTCATGATTCTATGGATTAACATAGCATCTTCCATTAGAGATAATTGTTTCCACAATCTTCTACCATTCTCAACCATGGATTTACCATAAGGTAACCAGTTAGTATCTGCTAACAATCTAAAGTGAGCAATTTCGAAGTTTTCATATTCTTCTTTTCCATTCGGGTCTTCCGTAATTTTGAATTTTACCGAGTTTGGATTTGATGGGTCTGTTCTTTCTAATCTTTCTGTATTATAAACAGAGTGTGGAGTAACATTAACAACACCCTTTCCTTCAGCGACTTCTAAACCTAAGAAGAAATCTCCATACTTTACTAGGTTTCTTGTCCAAGGCCAAAGATTAAATTCTACGTTTAGTACATCATAGAATAAGTTTTGTAATATTTCTTGTACTTTTTGATTTTCTGATTGAATAAGAAGTACATCACCAAATTCGTTTTTTAATGTACATTCATCTGCGTATATATCTAGAGCCGATGCTAATATTGGGTCGTTATCCATTGCATCGTAATCTCTGAATACCTCTCTACGAACTTGTTGGTATGCCATTGATTGTGCACCACCTGCTTGTTCAAAGAAGGATTTCTGTAATTTAGTATATCGGTCTCTTAATGATGATAAGTTTGTTTGTTGTCTTTCATCACCATCAAATACTTTTCTCTTTCCATCCTTATCGATAGTAACTACCGCCTGAGAACGAAAGAGTTTTGTAAGTCTGCCGAAAAATGAAGTATCTGCCATTTTGTTCCTATTTTAATTTATAACCTTTATTAATTTTTTTACCACGCTCTACATGACCAGTATCTAGCTTTGTGCCTTGGTCCTGGAGAATCACAGTTATGTCTAGCCCTAAATGCTTTTCTTCTTTCAGGATTAGATTTTTTAATTTTCATTGTTTTCTCTCCAGACTTCTTTGCAGAAGTTCCACCATGTCCAAAGTTTACTTTTACAACGTTTCCTTGGGGATTTTTAACATATACTTTGAATTTTTTAACATCACCTCTTGTTGGTTTACCAAGTTTTACTGTTCTTCCTTGGTATTCGGCTTCGTTAATATCAGATTTATACGATTCCATGAATTCTACGAATTCTTTTATATCGTCATAGTTTTCTACGAAGTACTCATTACAGTACTCTTTATCTTCATTTAATAGTTTTATCATTGAAATCATATTATTATCTCCTCAACTTATAAATATATAATTATTTAATTAACCAAGTCAAATCCTCATTATTATCACCAACCCTCATTTGCCATGGATTTTCATCCATTGATGAATTACCACCAAATCCCATTCCTGCTACATCTAATGAATGTGCACCAATACCACCTAATGCTTGTTTTGTTAAGTCAATTCCTTCTTGTCTTAATCTAAGTGCAGTATCTCTAACCCATAATGAGATTGCCAATGACATAGTTAAATCATCATTGTAACCTCTCATCGCTTCAGCTCTATTACCATTCCATATAAATGTAAATAATTCATCTATTGTTCTTGTAGAACGAATGGTTACTGATTTTTCTCTAACATACTGTTCCAACTTTGATATAATCAAAGGTCGTGTTTTGGAAGTTGTACTAAATCCTGCAGTTAATCCTCTATCTTGTGCTCTGTATCTATTTGTTAATTGATTCTCAACATCTACATATTTCAAATCCTTACTCATATAAAATAGATTAGGATAAGCTCTATCTATAATCTGTTGAATTACTGCCCATCCAATATTTGCATTCTCAACTACTAACAATGCATTATTATAATCAGTTGCAAGTGAAACTAAGAAGTTTCCAAAATCTTTTGTATCTAATTTACCTTTATATTCTGCAACTTGAGATGATTCTTCTATATCAATAACATGACAAGCCGAAAAGTCAGCTGAATCTCCACGAGCAACATCGGCCACTACCATGTAAGATTTTGTATAGTTTGGATATTCCCACTTCCAAAGGTTTCCATCGAATCCAGTCTTTTCTACTGGTTCTTGTACAAATGATTCTTTGTAGAACATAAGTAATTGTGGGTCTATTACAGTATCACCAGAAGAAACAAAATCACAATCACATTCTTGTGCTGCTCCTTTTGGTCCTAATAGTATCTCTTGTTCATCTCTCCAATTTTGGTCTCTTTCAGGATGAACACTCCAATGTAATCTAATTGAGTTGAATCCATTTGTTTCTTCTTCAGAACCTACCCAAGTTTTGTGAAAGAAGTTTCCTACACCATTTGGTGTTGAAAGGATTATTGCATTACCACCAGTCGATAGTGTAGATTGTGATGATACCCAAATATCTTCAATCTTATCAATAAATGCCGCCTCATCAAATACTAATAAGGATAGTGCTTCAGAACGACCAGCATCACCAGCGGCTGAAGTTGCTTTTATCTGAGAACCATTCGAATATCTTAAGGATAGTTTGTTATCCTCTACTGTTGTTTGTTTTAACCATGAGGGTAAGTACTGGTTCATTACACGAACCTTCGTTACAAGGTTCTTAGCAACCTCTTGTTTAGTTGCAATTACCAATACATTGAAATCTTGATTGAATAACATTTTCCAAAGTGAAAATCCCGCAGTTAAGGTTGAGATACCTGTTTGTCGAGATTTAAGGATGATGTTGTATCTATGTTCTGCAAATTGGTCTAAAGTTCTTTCTTGAAACTCATATAAGTGAAAAGGAATCTTACCACGCACAGGATGTTGAATCATACAATACTTTTTCATAAAGTAGATTGGGTCCTGAGCACATTTTTGGTACTCAATTTTAATTATTTCCTTTAGACTTTGTTTAGCCATTTTATTTTTTTCCGATTTTCCAATAAAAGGATGTACCAATGAATGGTTTATATTGTCCTGCCTGATTTGATAATCCTAGGTTAAGTCCATATATTTGTTGTTTCTTAGTTTTTACTAATCCATTCAAACTTAAGTTACCAAACCCATTTGTTTGGTCAACTCCTACTCCGAAACCATAATAAAATTCAGTTTTGGGCAACTCTTTTACAATTGTAGTATTATAAACAGTTGGAATCTTGAAGAACCAATCAATCTCTCTTGATTCAATTCTATTTTGTGAAATAACATCAGTAAGAATACCAAATCCTAAATCACCACTTGGTTTATTTCCTAAAGAATCAGTAACAACATCTGGAAAGTCATATGCAAGATTTAATGTATCCTTAACTGTTACCTTTGAGAAGTAATCTCTAATGATTGCAAGTGAATCTACATCTACTGGTATCTCAACTTCTTTAATTACTTCTTTTGTTATATATTTTGGTACATACTTTGTTACTTTAACTTCTTTTTCAACATAAACAGTATCGATTTCTTTTTTAATTAGTTCAAAATCTTCACCGTCAATGTTTACAATCTCTTTATCACCATAATCAGAATCACATCCTCTTATAAAAAAGATTATTGAAAGTAAAAGTAGAATTAATAGTTCCTTCCACCTTTTAGCAAGTAAGTTAAATATAATGTTCATAGTTTTTCTCCTTAATTTTATTAAAGGCTACTCTTCTTTTTTCTTCTAACTCCTTGATTTCATTTTTTCCATAATCAATGAGTTCTTGAATTTCTTTTTTCACCTCTTCGATGGGTTTTGGTAATTTCCAAGTTTCAGTAACTTTCCCATCTGAACCAATCATTTCGTATTGTTCCTTAAGTTCGGATATAGATTGGCTATAACTTTCTAATTTAGTTTTTCCAAAAATAATCATTCTTGTCCAAACTTTGTAATCTTGATATTCTTGCCAGATACCAGCAGTTTTTATTTCATGTTCTCTATCTACTGTACAATTTAAGCAAAATCCTCCCTTTTCTATAAATTTTTTATCCTTATCTGTTTTCTTTATAGTTTTACACTCAGGATTCTTACATTTTGCTTTATCTTCAAGATATTTTCTAATTTCTTGTATTTGTTCATGGTTTTTACCAGTTTTTACTATAAAACCATCTTTCTTCTCGTACTTATGGTGCTCATCTTCCCAAATATCACCTACTTTACGAGTTATTTCTTTTTTATCATACCCAATGGTAGTATTCTTATCATACTCACCAGTTTGAACCATATCTACCAACTTTCTACGAGTTGGGTGCATATATTTTTTCTTAAATTCTTTACCCATTATTACACATTAGGTTATATTGTTGTATATAAATATATAAAAATAAAGAAACCGTAAATTTAGAAGAAAATACCTAGTATTTGATTTACGGATGCAAATGTACCAGTAAGTTTGAAGGTATTCCCTTTATATAAGAATACAATACCTTCGTTTGGTACAATTTTCTTTTGTCCACCAATAGAATTTAATCTTCCAAGTTCTAATTTTAACTTTTCTATCTTTTTAGGGTCACCTGATTTCTTAACATCTTTAATTGTCTTATCAATTCGTTTCTTTATATCACGAACTGCCTTATCAGGATTAACTGTTAGTGCCGATGAGGTGAATTCTAATACTTCCGCACCTAAACCTAAAAAGATTTTTTCAAATTTCATCAAATTATCTTTTGATATCTTTTTATGATTATCTCTATCTGTTTTTTTAGCCCATTCTAACGTTTTTTCATCAGATATATTAGATTTATCTAATCTAAACTTCTTATCCATGAACGCCCATCTCTTAACTAACCCCATTTTGGTTTTATTATCTAGTGATGATGGTGAATTTTTATCAACCCATTGTTCCCACCACGCCTGATGGTAGTTTGCAACACCATCTGTATCCTTTAATCCAAATTGTTTTTGTAATTTAGATATCTGTGATGAATATTTACTACGTTTTTTAGATAAGTTTTGTGATTTTGGTAATTTTACGATAG